ATGATGATTTAAAGTTGTTGTATAAATATGAAAGGGAGGAACACATATGAGTACAATACAAAATCTAAATAAAGCATTAGCGGGTAATTATGAATTGATTTTTCCTATTATACCTGTTGTCGATAAACCTAAAGATATGGATATTTTTTCATTGAATATTCATGGTACTGTTATTCCATCTATGACAGTTGGTACAAGTGAACCATCATGGCAGAACGCATCTTTTCCATTAGCTGTTGCACCTACCACATTTGATCCTTGGTTTGTAAATTTTACTGTAGATTCAGACTTTTGTAACTGGTATATCCTCTATAAATGGATATTATTCATTAATAATCCTATGACTGGTCTTGAACATACACATAAAGAATATGCTGTTGATGCAGTATTAAAGTTTATTAATAATGATAACAAAGAAGTAATGAACATCAAGATATATAACATATATCCTACATTACTTAATGAAGTTCAACTTACATATAGAAATGGTGAAGAGAACTTAGATTGTGGGGTAAACTTTAATTATACATTTTTTGAAGTCCAAAGATTATAAAAACCAAAAACATTTTATATTATAAATATAATATATACAAAGAGTAATATAGTATAAGGGTTATACTATAAGAATAAAGAGTAAAAGTCCTATATAATAAATGCTTATATAGGCAAACACAAGGAGAAAAGATATGCCTTTTTATTTAAGTCCATTAGTAGATGTACAAGAAATTGATTTGACAACAACTATCCCAGCGGTTGCCACATCTATTGGTGTTGAGATTTTAAGAAATACATATAAAGGCCCTGAAATGAAAACTACCTTCATTGCAAGTGAAGATGAGTTAATCAGAGCATTCGGAATGCCAACTTCAAACAGATATTGTTATGAGGATATTCTTAATGGTGCAGGGTTCTTAAAATATGGTAGAAACTTTTATTGTACAAGGGTTATGCCTTTGTCAGCAACATTTGCGGGTATTCAAGCAAATCCTGTATCCGGTGCCCCTGCATCCGGTGCGGCACCAAGTGCATCAGGATTTTCTACATATGATACACCATTTACACTTCAAGATATTGGTAATAGGGATGATCCTTATTTTGGTGATCCTGATGAGTTCGGTGATGAAACAGTTACCAATTCAGCCGATATGTGGATGATCGCAAGTTCCCGTGGTGAATGGGGTAATAAAATCAGAGTTGCTTTCATTAATAAAGCCACTTATGATAGATTGAACTCTACACCATTGTCAGCCGTATATGATGAGCCTTGGTATCCATATGATGAATTTGATCAAGTAAAACCGGAATGGGCAGGTATCGAGGATCAAGCTACATTCTTTGATGCAATGAAGATTGATACTCCACCTATTGAAGATACTGATTTCATTGTTATTATTCAAGACATCGCACAAGGTGAAAAAACATATGAAACAAGGGAAGTATATCTTGTTTCTACTGATCCAATGGCAACAGATGGTGAAGGTCAAACAAGATATTGTGAGACTGTTATTAATATGACATCAAGATACATTAGAATTTCTCTTAATGAAGTTCTTATTGATCAACCTTGGATGATAACAACACCTATATGGGAAAAATTCAAACAAGGTTCCAATGGTAAAGATTATGTTACAGGTCTTGATATGACTGATACATCTAATATCGATCCTGGCATCCAGATGCAGGCACTTGATCTTTACGCAAACGCTGAAGATATTGACGTAAACATTTTTCTTGATTCCGATAAACAAACCGAAATCAAAAAATATATGATTGAGATTTGTGAGAAACGTAAAGATGCCATGGCCATTCTTGACTGTAAGAGAGAACACGTTGTAGATAATCGTGGTAATGAAGTTATGGATCTTACTGAATGGAGAAAAGGTATTGCTTCTCATATGTTGGATAATCTTAATGAGAATACATCATACGCAGCCCTTTATGGTAACTGGTGTGAGATTTATGATAAATATAATCGTAAATATCGTTGGATTCCAACAGCAGGTCATGTAGCCGGAATTTACGCTAAGACTGATTATATGAGAGATCCATGGTGGGCACCAGCTGGCCTTAATAGAGCTATTCTTACAAGTATCAGAAGGTTGGCCTGGAATCCAAAACTCGGTCATAGAGATATGTTATATAAGGATGGTATTAATCCTATTGTATCTTTTGCTGGACAGGGTAAGGTTGTTTGGGGTCAGAAAACAATGTTGGATAAGTCTTCTGCATTCAATAGAGTTAATGTTAGAAGATTGTTTATCGTTCTTGAGAAAGCCATTTCTACTGCGGCTAAATACTTCCTATTTGAGTTCAATGATAGAATTACAAGATCACAACTTGTAACAATGATTGAACCATTCTTGAGGGATGTACAACAAAGACGTGGTATCTATGATTTCAAGGTTGTTTGTGATGAAACAAATAACACTCCTGAGAGAATTGATAGAAATGAACTTTGGTGTACTATTTTCATTAAACCTACAAGGGTTGCGGAATTTATCGTTCTTCAATTCGTAGCTATGAAAACAGGTATGACCTTTGAAGAGGCTGCACAAGAAGTAATCAACTATCAAGGTGCATAAAAATATGAATAAGTTTGGGGTTAATATACCTCAAACTTATTCTTTATATATAAATAATATTAGATATTAATATACATTATATAATTTTAAGGAGAAAATAATGTTTAATTTAAGTAGTTTTATTTCAAATCAAAATGGACAAGACTTTGCAAGAGGTTATGTATTCTATGTTGCATTTGAGGATTGTCCATATATAACAACAGGTGAAAAGGGTAGATACCTTGTAAAATCATCTTCATTACCAGCGGAACAGTTAGGGCAGGCTGTTGCTAATTGGCAGGGTAATGAATACAAGATTGCAACAACAAGTGAATATACAGATTTTACTGTTGATTTTAATGTTGATCCAGATGATTCCATTAGAACAGATTTTGTTAATTGGAAAAAGGCCGCACATGATGTTAGAGATAACACACATGGTATTCCACCACAATATATGTGGACTATTACACTTGAACACCTTAGTCATGTTACTGGTGATCCGGTTCTAACCTATAAACTTCAAATGGCCTGGCCATCAAATGTAGGTGAACTTACACTTGACTATAGTGCAAAAGAAATAGCAACATTTAGTGTAACCTTTGCCTATCAGTGGCACACAGTAGAATAATAAATAAAAACAAAAGGTGAATAAAATATGTCAAATGAATTAATACAGTTCCTAAATCCGTATTCAAAAGTTGTAGAATTACCAAGTATATCCAGTTCTGTTGAAATCAAACCGATTACAACAGGGCAGATGAAGAAAATCTTATCTTATGAAGATAATGATGATCAATTTATCATAGAAGATATACTTGACGATATTATTAATGGATGTGTTACCACAAAAGAATTCAATATTGATACTCTTACAATTCAAGATAGATTTCTTCTCTTGATTGAAATCAGAAAGATTACAAAGGGTAAAAATTACACATTTAATATTGATTGTCCTGAGTGTAAGACAGAATTGATTAATAATATTAATCTTGATGAATTGGAAATCAAACCATATCCTGATAATATTGATACAAGAGTTAAATTGACTGATACATTATCTACACATTTAACATTCATTACAAGAGGGATGCAAAAACAAGCAACTGATATTGTAAGAAATAATAAATCATTGAATGATGATCAGAAGATGATAGAAATGGCAACATATCTATATGCATTATCCATCACCTCTTTTGATACACCAGCCGGGGAAATTACTGATGCATCACTTGATAATAAAAAAGAATTATTAGATAATCTTAATGAATCAATATATCAATCAATCAATGATTGGTTTGATAAATATGATTACGGTGTTGATTTTAAATATCAACCGTTTTGTAGGTTTTGTAAATGGAAAGGTAAAAAAGAAGATATACCACTATCAGGTTTTTTCTTCTAAGGCACCTGATAATATCAGGTGCCTCGCTTGATGGTATTATAAAAGAACAATACTATTTATCAAAATATGGTAATATATCTTATCAAGAATCACTGATGATGGCTGATTGGGAAAGATCAATGCTATTGAATCAACTACTAAGTGATATGAAAAAGGAAAGTGATAGTTATGGAAACATATGAGAAATATATTATCAACGATGGTGTATTGAGTAATAGCAAAAATATAAAATATGTTATTGATGCCATTACTCTTATTAACGATATATCATCATTATCTACTAAAAGGATGTCGGCAAAGAAGAAACAAGAGAAGTTAAATAGTATAATGAAACAAGTTAATGTTCTTATTAGTAGGATTAAAACAAAGCCAGTATATAAGAAAATGATTAGATGTGGTGTTAATGCTGCTATTGAAGAATATAATAGAAAACAAACAATGAGATTGTTTAAGTAGTATACCTCGCTTCACTAACATGTGAATGGAGTATAGATCTAAAGGGTATAGTTTTATAGAACTATACCCTTTTTTTGTAGGGTAAAATTATGAATGAAATAGATTTAAGAGAATTTATAGAAGATTATACAAAGGTTGTTGATAAAGAAAAAACATCCATTGATGAACTTGTAAAAGAAATACAACAAGTTATTAAAATGAGTCCTCAATTTAGTAACACATCAATAACAGAGAAAGAAATATCAGATATATTAAATCAATCATTTAATGCCAATAATAAACAAACAAAACAATTAATAGATAATAGTGATAAACAGACAAAGTTATTGGAAGACAATAATCAATCAATAGATACACTATCATCTGATATTAAAGAATATAGCAAATCAAATAGAATGATGGTGCCTTCTATGATATCAGCATTAGGAAAGATAAAGAATGTTGAAGGTGTATCAGATTTAGTATCATATACCAATAATAAAGTTGATTATATACTTGGTGATACAAAGGATACAATGCAACCATTGTTTATTCTTAATAAAATGATGTTTAGTACCATAAAAGGTATGACAAACAAAACAGCCGATATAATAAATGAAGTTAAAGATTCATTATATGAAACACAGACATATGATGATAAAATATTGAATACAAGTATAGACAATACAGAATCAATAAAAGATAGTATTAGTGATAGTATAGCCATCAGTGATGGTATTAGTGATGCTATTTTACAAACAAAAAATGTTGAAGAAGATATTAGAGATATTAATAAAAAGGTACTTGATATATTACAAACATATCTTGGCCTTCAAAAAGAGGAATGGCTTGAGGATGATAGAGAAGAAGCACATTCACATTTAAAGACATTGAGTAAAGCTGCCCTTCTTGGTTTCATAGCCGGTGCTATTGCAAAGAAAGTTATATTACCATTACAAATATTCTATAATCTTTTATTGAAAATACCTGTACTTGGTGATGTTATAAGTGGTATTGTTACTACTGTTATCAAGGTATATACTAAATTAAAAGAAAGTCTTACATTCGGTCTTGGAAAGGCTGTTAAGTTTATTAAATTCATGGCTACAGGTGTTGGTAAATGGGCAACAACATTTGAAAAGGCAGAAAAATTCATTGTTCCCATAACAGAAGCCATAACTAAGACCATTGGATATATATCTAAATTTAAAAAGGTTATCCTGATATTTGCAAGTAAATTTGCAATGTTTGGTGCTGCATTTAAATTAGGATTTAAATTATTTGGATGGCCTCTACAAGTATTATTGAGTGTTATTGATTTTATTAAAGGATTTAAACAATCTGCAGAGACAACAATAATCGGTAAAGTTAAAGATGGTATCAAGAATATAATATTCAAATTCCTTGAATTTCCGGTATATCTTCTTGGTGTATTATTTCAGAAGATATTCAAAACAGATATAGGTGGTGATGAATTTGTAGAAGGCACAAGGAAAACAATAGGTTTTATCTTGGATATGATAACACGACCTTTTGAAGTAGTGTTTGAATTAACTAAATGGTTCTTCAATAGGATAAAGAATGATATAATAGCAATTTATGAGTTCGGACAAGATATATATGATACGGTTCTTGATATATATGATGATTATGTGGCACCTTTAATTCAAATTATTAAGAAACCATTTATAGCAATCTATGACTGGTTCCAATCAATAATATATAATATACTTGGTATTAAAGATGAAGTTGTTGAATATGTTGAGAATTTACCAATAGTTGAGAAAATCAAAAATTTCATATCACCAATAGTTGACTTCTTTACCAGAATTGGTGATTTTGTTGGTAAAATCATGAAGTGGGTTGCCAATAAACTTACTAATATACCTATTATTGGTAAACTATGGATGGGCACAGAACAAAAGAATGAAAAAGATAAAGAGCTTATTGCTAATATACAAAAAGAAATAGTAGATATTCAAAAAGAAAGAAATGAACTACTTGAAAAACAGAAGAAGGGTAAATTATCACATAGAGAAAAACGTAAATTACAAAGAGCCAATAAGAAAATAGAGAAATTACAGAAGAAAGAACAATCATTACAATCTGATATAACAGAAAGAACAGAAAAATCGGCAAAGAAGAATGCAGAACAAAATATTAAGGATATCTTTAAGTCTGGTATAGGTGTCGATGATTGGGGTGCTAATAAGATATTAAAACCTCAAGAGCTTAAGAAGTATTCAAAAGAGGAACTTCAAAGTATCCTGAAATATGGTAATTGGGAAAAGAATTCCGAAAAGATGATTAAAGATGCTATTAAGGCATCAAGAAATACTGCTAAGAAGTCTATGGAACCACAAGAAAAGAGTATGTTTCATAAATTTTCTGTTGGTAAAGGTGGAACAACTGATCTGATACCTGTTGACGATAAATATGTTAGATATAATTATAATCAAGGTCAGAAATATGTCTGGACACCAGAAGATATAAAGAAAATGTATAGAGATCAGAAAGCAGGTAAAGAAGTTGCATTTGGTACATCACTTATACCACAAGATGAGGCACATCTTAATAAAATGTTTAAACCACAAGGTAACAATCAATCACTTCTTGAAAGAATAAAGAAAGATGAGGGTTATAGATCTGGTTTATATAGAGATTCAAAAGGTAATTGGACTGGTGGTTTTGGCACATTGATTTCTACTGATAAGAATTTGACTAAAGGACAAGCTGAACAATTGGCCATGAAAAAATTTGGTTATGATCCTAATGCATCAAAAGAGAACAAAAAATCATTATGGACAAAACAGCTTAATAATGATGTAATAAAGGCTCAATTCGGTATTGAGAAAATGGCTAAAGAAAGAGGTGTATCATTATCAGATAAACAGAAAGAAATACTTACAAATATGGCCTATAATATGGGTATCGGTGGTGTTGGTGGT